GTCATTTGGATTAATATAAAGAGAAATGCATTTTGATTGATAAATTTCTTTATTTTTCTGAACAGGACATTTTAATTCTAAGGCTAAATCACTTTCCATTTCATTTACAGGAATAATATCTTTGTTCTTCATATTTTCATTATAACATTCGTAATGAACTTCTAGAAATAATTGTTCAGAACAAATTTGCTGATTTTGTAAAACAAAATTGCGAAATAGTTTGTTGGTTTTTATTTTACAATTTTGGTTATTCACATCACAATCCATGGTAAAATAATCATTTAAAGGAAGAGAGGAAATGATTTTATTTCCACATTTCAAAAAAATCTGAATGGAAGAAATATCAACATAAGATACTTTTTTTTGTTTAAAAATCATGTGGTTATGATGAAGACCATCTTTATTTACTTGACGCCGAGCAAAATCAATACATTTCCGGTAATTATTTTTATCATCTTCTGAATGAGATTCGATATTTTCAAATTGGTTATAATTAAAACTATCATCTAAGCAACCTTCATATAATTTATTTTGATTACCTTCTGCACAATAGTGTTTCATATCTTTATCATTAAAAGAACAGAATTGATCTTTTCCACATTGATTATCAAAATTACAAATTTTATTCATGATAAGTAATATCTACTATAAGATAATATATAATTTTTTGATTTTATTTTTGAATTTAATTTATAAAATAAGAATAATTTATAAATTAGTTAATTCTTATACACTACTAAGTATTTATAGAATGATAAGTTTTTGTTTTATTATTCTTTATAAATTAGCTGTAAAAGTACTATTTCCAACTAAAGAACTATCTAATATATTCTTTTGTCTATTTAATTCATAAATACCTATTTCATCACTACTTCGTTTATCGTGATCGACCCATTGAATTTTATCGTAAATAGGCTTGTCATCTGTTCCTACATTTACAGCAGTTCCACCAACAATCATTTTTTCCTTATCATTACCAATAATTAATTGCTTAGGAGCATTACCATCATAATAAAAATAACCGGGAATATTATTTACACTAACATTACTTTCATCAGGATAAACTTTTTTTTCTTCTTCACAAGCACAGTTTTTCTCATTCCATTCTGTACGGTCACCATATAATTGTCTTTGTAAGTCAGTTTTTGTAAATTTACTCCAATCTTCAACAGATTTTTCTAAGCGATTCCTATTTATTGTCTTAAAGAAATTAAAAATATTTCTTATATAAAACCAATCAAATCCATATAAAAATAATAGTATATAGCAAAATAATAATACTATAAAGATAATATTAAATAATGCTCCATTTAATTTTCCATATACAAATAAACAAATAACACATAATAATATCAATGATAAAATAATAGAAATAGATATGAGTATAATATTTACATTATTTTTTTCCATGTATGCATTTGTTTCATCAATAAGTCGATCTTTATTAATAATACTTGATTCATAATCTTGAAGTTCTCGTATTTGATTATTTAATTTTTCATTTTTCATTTTAATTAATTGTTCTTTTTTCAATAATATTTGTGCATCAATATTATTTAGTTCATTTTGCGTATTTATAGCTAAACCATTCTCATTTGCATCTTTTTTTAATGTATCAAATGCTGTTTTAATTTTCTGAGATGTTTCTATTGGATTTGTATCTCCCATTATTCTATATATAGATTTTATATAAATATTTTAATTATAATTAAATAATTTAATTATAATTTTCTGAATGAAACTGAAACTAACAAATAAATTCTAAATCTAATTAATTAATTAATGTACAATTGTTTATATCTGTTTCATTTGGATCACTTTCACAAATATATTTATTCTTTAACTTCATATTTGGTTTATAAGAACATGGAATTGTTGAATATTTTTTCTTATTTGTTGGACCACCAAGTGGTAATCCCGATGCACCACGTGTTCCTCCACCTAGCCATTCACATTCATAATAAGTTGATTTTGGATACGTTGTTCCAAAGAAAGGCTTTGGTTCATCGCCCATTTCATATAAAGAATTAGGATTAACGTCATTACTTGTATTTACTGTTTCAATACCATATTTATTATAAGGTAATCCCCCTTTTTTCCAAACATTAAGTTGTGGATCAATATTTAATGTATCTCCTGGATCACGAAGCATCACATCGATTTTAGTTTCTTCTTCTTCCTTATCATCATCATTCTTAGAACAATTTGCCGGACATGTATATTCAGGTACCACATCTTCTAATAATTTTTTAGAATAATCTTTCATAGCTACTTGTAATCCTTGAATACGCTTATTGATATTATGTAAGTTATAATGATGTAACACAGAAAAGTAAATAATTAGAATAAAGATAATAATCATTAAGATACATAACCCAATAAAATAGGTTAAGTTAATTATTTTGAAAGAATATAAGAGTATTAAAATTCCTAAAATTATAAATAAAAATATTAAATATTTTGAAATTAAAATATTTCGTTCTTGTTTTAATATATATTCATTATATTTAATAATTAATTGTTCTTTATCCTGAATAGCACCATCAATTTTTACAATTTTATCATAATTTTTATTGAGTTTTTCGTCATAATTTAAAATTAATTGATTTGTTGTTCCTATTAATTCAGTAGATGAATCATAATTAGTCATCTTCTATATTTTTAATCATAGATTTTAATTCATTGTTTTAATTCATAAATTATAAATAAAAAAGTAATTAAATAAAATAATTTTAATCTTTATTGAAAAGTTAATATTTTAGACTCTTAATAATCTTGAGAATTAATTAAACATTAAAATGATACATAAGTGCCATAAGAACAATACATACAACTAAAATAATATAATAAATATATCCATTGTATTTTATATTATCTAAATAAGAAGTGACTTTTATTTTCTTTTTATGTTCTTCTTCTATATTTTGGAAAGTTTCCTTTGGGGAAGTCCCAGAGTTCACTTTATCAGCTATTTCTTTACTATATTCTTTAGCTTCTTGTAAGTATTCTAAACCACCTGATTTATATACATCAATGACGTTTTCTATATTTTGTTGTGTATTATCTGGTCGAATAACAACTTCTTTATTATTATAATTTCCAAATTTCGTATTTTTATCTACATATTTATAAAAATTATCAATATTTTCATCAATTTCTTTATTTTTCTTGGCACCAATAATAGTCATATTATTTAATCCAATATTTTTTAATTTATTTTTCTTAAATGAACTATCTTTTTCTAAATTATCATAAAGACATTTAGCATCTACATTAAATCCTGTAGTCTTATTACCACTTTCATTTAGTTGAATACATTTTTCAATTGCATCTTTATCCATACCGTATTTATTCGACAAAAAATCAGACCCACATTTTTTCTTGATAGCATTTTGTTTTTCTCGACTTAAAGAATTAAAATTACTTATATTTTTCGGTTTAAAACCAATTTTACCTCCATTTTTTTTATAATAAAATTTAGGTACTTTTTTAAATAAACGACAATTATTTTTAGCTCTATTTTTATCAAATGAATAACCAATACATTCAGAATTTTGATTACAAGCACTCGAACAATCTCGTTCACTATTTAATGATTTCTTTTTTCTAGGAACTTGTTCATAAATGTAATTACACCAAGGACCGCCTGTTTTACCACAATTACTCTTACCATATTTTGTTGCATGATTAAATGAATTATCGCAACAACACCATCCAGTTTTTCCATTTCCATTTTGAAGAGCAATATATTTATATTGGGGACAAGCTGCTTTACATGTTTCTGATGTATAACCATATTGATGTGGTCCATAACGGAGTGCTCTATTTGCTGTATCTTTATAGGAACCAATATCTTTTAATGTTGTATCATTACCTTCAGTATCATATACATAATTTACCCATCCTGCACCATAAGGTCCAGAATTACGTGTTCCATACATTTTGGCTCGATTTAGATCATTTCCAGCAAAACATTGAACACCACAACCAGGACATTGAAGTCCAAAATATCGATATCCATTATCTTTTGCTCGCTGAGCACATGCTTCTTTATTATATCCCACATTTCCTAAATACCTTGGTAAAGCACGATTCCATGAATCACCATAAGCACCAATAGGTGTAATTTGTTGATCACTTTTAATGATTTCATCTTTTAGAGCACCAGCATCTGGTTTTTTTGCATAAGAAATTGTTCCCCAGTTTTGAGATTTATTACCTTCTCCATTATTAAATTGACATCCCTTATTATTTTCCCACCATTTTAACATATTAAATCCAGTACAATCAGACATACGATCGCATTCATTTGCACATTCATCATGAGGAATATTATAATTCGTTTTAATAATATTACTAAATACATATTGATGGCCTAAACTTGTATAATTACCAACATCTCCTTTTAATACGTAAAGTTCGACTTTTTGAACTGCTTTATAAGAGCTCGGAATTCCACCACCCCATTTTTCAAATGATCCAACAGCATACCACCACCAACCAACACGTGATGATCCACTTAATACACATTGTCTTCCATTAAATTTTAATCCATCCCAATAATTTTGATTATAAGGAATATAGACGCCTTCATAACCACGGACTGTTTTTTCGTGAAAAGGATTCGATTCTTGACGCCAAATTTGATGTTGTAATCCACTTCCAGGCCAAACAAGACGAAAAGTATATTTTCCATCTATTTTAAATAAATCATTCAATAAATTTCCATTCATATAATTATCACTATTTGGATCACTTGTATTATATTTATGACTATGAGCAGTTCTTTTATCAAATAAATGAGGAATTGTTTGTCGTGCTAATAATAAATAACTTCCATTTTTAAAATCTTTATTATCATCTTTCAAATCAAATCCAACATTATTATGGGTAGCATATCCATTTGTTAAATTCTGTTTTCCACAATAACTTAAATCAAAAATATCTTTCGTAAAATTAGTTTCATAAACCCATTCTTTATTGGTAGAAAATAGTAATTCTTTATTATCACGACGACGAACATCAGCAATAAAACCAGCAGGATTGGGAGACCATCCTAAATTCATACAATGTGCTTCAATTACATTTTTTCCGGGAAGT